CCGGAACACCGTCTGCCTCCAAACGCCAGTCGCTGGAGTTGTCGCGGCCGTTATAGACGACGTCCGACTCCATTAGACGGCCAACCCGAATCCGATGGCATGGGCCGGGATATTGAGCGTCGAGCCGTTGGCGATGTCATTATCCTGGCTCTCGTTGATCACAGCCAACACTCGGGGGGATGCGCCACCGTCGTAATGCGCCACGCAGACATCGGGCTTGATGCTGTAGACCGATGTATTGTCGGGTGCAGTGGTGAAATCGACCGTCGGCACGAGCTGGGTGGCGGTGTTGCTGGCGATGATGCGGACCTGTCCGGCGCCTGTGCCGCCGGTGATCTCGACCAGCCAGCCCTTGTGTTCGTCCACCGTCCAGGCTTGATCGGCGTCGTCCAGCGTCGATACAGTTCCGCCTGTAGCGGTCAGGCCGGTGGTGGCGGCCACGGTAACCGCTGCCGCCGCGCTCTTGGCGGCCACAGCAACTTCACGGCCGCCACCGGCACGATTCTGAAGCGTGTAATCGCCCTCCGCCATGGCAATTACGTCGCTGACCCTGGCGCCGCTCGGATAGAGTGCGGCGGCGTCGGCGGCGCTGGTTGGTTCGCGCATGCACATGACCATATTCATCACTCCGCCGCCCCAGTTGGCGGCCGTGCTGATCTGGACCAGGCCGTTGTCGCGGACGTGGTCATCAAGCTTCTTTGCCATGGTGATTCCCTCTAGTGTTTTACGATTCGTCGGACGGGTGTTACGTTGGTCACACCACGACGGGGCGTGACCATGATCAGTTTCGGGTTGAGGATGAGGCCGAGGGCCTTTTCAAACGTCGCCACATCGTCGATATGGACCGAGGCGGCGATATAGTCGAGCGCCAACTGCCGTAGCTGCGTTAACGCGACTTCAGTGGTCGGGGCAGGCGCTGAAAGCGACTCTGTGACCGCGACATAGGCCTGGCCTGCCGATATGTCGTCGAGGCCCGCATTAACGCCGATGGCGTCGAGAGCGGTTAACCGTATCGACGAGACGGTGACGTTAGCCGTCTCTGTCGCGGCATCCAGGGCGCCCAGAATCAGGTTGTAAACGTCACCAACCGAGATCGTCAGATCGCCAATCACAGCCGCCGACAATGTTTCGCTGACGGCTAGTGTGATCGCCTGCTGAGTGACGATGTCAGCGACTTCTGCTGGCGCGCCCAGCTCTTCGGTGATCAGACCATAGACCTGGCTCAAGGCGACCTCGCCAACACTGCCCGCAGCGATGGCCTGCTCCAGCGTCAGACCCGTAACAGCGTCAACGACGACGGGCGGCAGGTCAGGCACCTCGGCCAGGACATCGAGCAACAGGTTGTAGACGTTGCCGATCGAAACGGTTATATCGGCGATGGCGGCCGGGGCTGCGATCTGCGATAACTGGCCGTCATACACCTGGTCGGTAACCAGGGCGGCAATCACAGGTAGAACCTCGGCGCTGTCGAGCAGTATTGACCGGGCCTGCGTTACGGCAATATCACTGATCTGGCCAGGCGACTCAGTCGGCGATAACAGAGGATCACTGCTCTGCGTGCTGGCCACCTCGGTGGTGGATGCCTGCGCCACCAGGGCGTCGAGGATCAACGAGACCCCGGACGTGGTTACCGGAATGCGGAACGGTGTGCCGTTCGACGCGATGAATATCCGGTTCGGATCCGACGTGGTTGCCGTTACTGCGCCACCGCCGGAACTGATGTAGAGCCGTGTCACTAGCTGAGCACCACGTCAGGGCAGACGTTAACACCATCAACCAGGTTCGGGGCGTAGAGATAGGCCCAGACCCTGATTGGCACCGACGAAGCCCCGGCCACGGCGGGGATCGTCACGCTCGCCTGCTGTTTTGTGATGTTGGCGGTGACAGGCGTTCCGGTCGCGTCGACCCATGTTTCTGTCGAGGCAGGCAGCTCGGTGCCGGCGTCTGTCGACAAAACTCCATCGCTGGAACCCTGCCACACGCGCTGGGCATGGGCGGCCGCATCAGGCCGCTCGACGAATATTTCGAACTGGTGATTGTTGAGCGCAGCAGGCGCGGCCGAAGCGCCAACCTGGGCGAAATGGACGGTTACGGTCTTGCCGGCGGTAAGATCTACGTCATGTAACTCTGTCAGCACGGCGGTGATTGGGATGGTCCGCTCACGGGCGTAGGCTGTCGTTGTCATCAACAGCGAGAAGACATCTCCCGCATCGTTATAGACAGCCGACGGACGGGCCAGAGATGTGTCCGTGATTACCTCACCCTGGCGGCGGGCGCGGTGCTGGTGATGCCAGCCGTTGCCAACGTCGCAATGAATAAGGTCGAACTTGGTTGATCGTGACGTAATCACCGGCAATGTATAGTTCGCAGGGATTCTGCAACCAACCATCTTGAGCGTGGAAATAATAGGCGTACCAGTCACCAGATCGCCCGTGTAGCCGGACAGATCGCAGGCCTCGGCGTCAAGGTAGTTGCCGCGGCCGCCATTAAATCGAACAAAAGCGCTACCGGCTAACGGTGTGAATATGACATTACGAACACGTGCTTGGTTGTAGAAATCGAGATTGATATCATATGCACTGCCACCGAGAATCTCGCTGTCCATTATCTCTGTCTGCCAATTCTCGGTATTACCTCCACCGAGCGTCATAATTGCGCTCGAACCACGCGCATTAGCCAACCTGCCACCGCCATAAATTGACCACATACCGGCGTCAAGATCGTCGAATGCATAGCACCTGAATCCGTGACAGATCATGACACCGTCGAGAACAAGATCCACCGTTGTGGTGACATGATCGACCGTCTCGTTTGAGACGGCGTCGAGCGTGGTGGCGTCGACGACGAACAACTCGCACGGAAGGTCAATCGTGCCCGGGCTGGCCAACGTAACCGTGGCGGTGTAGTTGCCAACGTTGTCGCCTGAGCGGACGAAAAACTGATCTCCGGCCGCCACACCGGCATCAAGAAGCGCGGCCTCCAGGGTGGGAAACGCGGTGGCCCAGGTGCCGCCGGCGTCCCTGTCCGCGTTGGTGCCATCACCACCAGCCGCAACGAGCCACCTAGCCATCAGCAGCCACCGTCAGATCGTTGATCTGTGACAACAGCGCAACCCGCGCCCGGATCGTATCGACGGCAGCCTGATCAATGCTCAACATTGTCATGAGGTCGGCATCTGTCAGCGCTGAAATAGCGGGCACGAGGTAGCGGGCATCGTTAGCGGGAGCTGTTGAGAACCATTGAAAAAGGCGCGCCTGAACCTCTGCCGGTGTGGCCCACTTTGCCGTTATGAGCGTCGGATCAAGACCCGCAGCAAGGCGGCCGAACAGCAGGCCAGAACGAATATTGTCAATAATACGATCCAGCTCATATTCGCGGAGACTGTTGACCACACTCGACTCAGCGATGGCCATGGTTGTGGCCACATCGTCTCCCTGTGACAGAAACCGTTTGACGGAATACTCGTTGCCCTCGTCGTCCGTGAAGACGTATGTCACCAGCCGCCGGCCGTCGCGCTGGAGGCGAGGTGCTGAGTATTTTCTCGATACGATTGCCATCTCAAAATTCTTTGATTAAAAAGGGCCGGGCGGAGCCCGGCCAAAGGTCGCGGTGGCTTGTTATTTTTTCTCCTGCGGCTGCAGTGATTCAGCGTATTCAACAGCCGCTGGAGATGTGTCAACTTTGCCTGACAATTCGAGGTCGGCGATATTGTCAACATCGCTGTCGATCTCGATTACGTCATTAACTCGGCCCAGATCACAATCGATCAGGACACGGGCTTTAATCTTCTTTGCCATGGTTTTCTCTCCAAAAAGAAGGGGGCCAGTTGGCCCCCGAGAATGACTTAGATAGTAGATATCAAGCTATCCGTTATGTCGCCGAGTTCTGGTAGTACTTGATCGCGCCTCCGGCATCGGTCAATGTGCCGCCACTACGCATCCAGGCGAGGAAACCAACTTGGCCTTTTTCGACGAACTTCGAATCTGTCATTCTGAACAACATCATGGCCATGACGTCGCGGATGGTGTAGCGGCTGAAATCGCCAAACAGAATCGATTTGGCATTGGCGGCCATCTGCGGCATCTGCTGGTTGATGACGTAACGATAGCCGTGAATTGTGTCAGGTTCCGCTACGTCATGACCGGCTAGCCATAAAGGACGGTTCTGCGCGTCCTTCATCTTTTTCAGTTCGCGAAGGGTTGTATCGTGGAACATAAACGACGCATTGCCGCGGTACGCTGGATCAACGCTATGCTCAAGGTTGGATAGATCGTTGAATGTGACGCTTGTTGTCTGACCTGTTGCACCGACAACACCCGCAGCGGCGGCGGTAACGGCTCCGTTTGGTTCACCGGTGCCAGTGCCAGTTGTGAAATATCGGTTCGTTGCCCGACCAAGACGCTGTTCGATACGGCCCTGGAGATGCGCCTCAATATCGACGGCCGAATCCTGTAGCAGCTCGAATGGTACTGCGATGATCTTCGAGCTGAATTTATAGGAGAGCAGCGGTACGGTCCCGAACGAAATATCCAAACCTGTGGCGGGTTGATTTTCACCGATCAGCTCGCCCTCTTCGCTCGTGCCGTCAGATGTGGGATAGTCCATCGGCGCGCCGCTATCAGTGCGCAAGATATTCGCCACGCGGCGCATGCCACCATATTCAGCCATCGCCTCAGAGATCGACCGCACGACCTCGCGGGCTACTGTGTAACCACCCTCAGATCCAACGCCGGTGGACATGACGTTAACGATGTGCGAGTAACGTTCCGCCTGGAGACGGCGCGCCTCTTCGTTGAGACCGTCACGGCCAGACCGGGCCCACGCGGCGAGGAGTTTTTTCTCCTCCTCAATGGCCGCTTGAGCGTGGTCGGCAGAGATGCCGAATTCAGCCATCTTGCTCCCTACACGCTGCTCATTACTGGCCTCGACCTGGAGCATTTTTTCGATGTTTGCAATGCGGCCATCGATCTCGTCGATCTCGGCCACCATGGCATCGTATTTCTCTTGGTGTGAGGCTTCCCATTTTTTACCCTCGGTGTCGTTGAGAAGCTGCTTCATCTGCTGCGCAACCGCAGCGCGCTTCTCACGCAGTGCCTGGATTCCACTCATGATATTTCTCCTGTTTTGGTCATAAAAAAGGCGGGCATGGCCCGCCGGGTTGCGCTGCGTGAGCAGCTATGCAGTTGCCTCGATAAACGCCATCCGGCGTTCGAGTTGAGCGCGGTGGGCGCGCTCCTGTTCAATGGCGCTGGCTGGTTCTTTTTTAGGTTTATGTGCAAGCGCTTCAGGGGGATGCTCGTAGGCCGAGAGATCCCAGTTCTGCTCCTTGGCGGTGCCGTCGAAAACGGCGTCGACGAATCCGTTATCAAGACACTCTTGCGCGGTGAGCCATGTCTCGTTGTCCATCATGTCAACAATGTCTGCGCGGGGCAGATCGACACCGGCCCGCTCTGCCCGGGCGGCATAGTCGTCAGCAATTGTGCCGCTGATCTTCTCCAGCACTGTTGCCGTTTTTCTCATTTCGTGGTGATCCCCGAGTGACAACGTCCAGGCGTTATGGATCATCATGAAGCCGCCCTTGACGATCTCGATCTTGTCGGCGGCCATGGCGACGTAGGTGCCGGCACTGGCCACAAGGCCATCGATCTGGGCGATGACTTTTGCCTTGGTTGACATGAGGGCGGTTGTCATGGCCCGGGCGGCGAATACATCGCCACCAGGAGTATGCATTCGAAGCCGAATTGTCTGCGCATCGATGGCGGCGAAGTCTCTGACGAATTGCTCTGGATCAAGACCATAATATGAGCCGATTGGTTGATAGATGTAGACGGTCGCCTCTGTACCATCGGCAGATGATTCGATCGAGTAGTAGCCGGTCTTGTCGGCGTTGGCGGCGAACAATGCCATCAGGCGATTGGTCAGCCGGTTATGTTTTCTGGTCATTGCTCTTGTTCGCTCCTGATAGTATGAGTTGATCGCCATTGTCGAGTGGTGGCAGATTCTGCAACCGCCGCACTTCGTTGATGAGCATCCAGCCCTGTGATCCGGGCCCGCCAAGCGCCTTGGCGAAATATTCGGCCTGCGCCTTTGAGTCACCACGAAGCAGGCCTTCAACCGAGTATTCGAGGTAGCGATCAGATCGGCCGAACAGTTTTCTGTTCAGCTCGCGCTCTATGCGGTTGATGTGAGGCCGTAGGGTGAATTTCAGAAACCCAAGTGTAAGCTGTTCAATACCTGTTCCCCATGTTGTGCTCTCGCCGGTTTCAGCGATCATGTGGGGGGGGACACCGTAGGCCCTGGCGATGTCGACAACCTGCCATTTCAATACGTCGATCGCCTGGGCATCGGCTACGCTCATGGTTAACGGTTTAACGTCGAGGCCACCACCGGCCACCATGGGTTTATGACGGTTGCCACTGCCCATGTAGCGCTTCATCCAGCCTTTCCTGATCTCCTCGCGGTCTTCTTCGCTCAACCGGCCAGACGTGGTGATGAGGAAATCTGGCCGGGCACCATTGGCGAAAAATTCGGCGTTGTATTCAGTGGCAGCAATGGCTGTTCCAATGGCCGCGCGGGCTGCGTGTTGCACGGGTGACAGGCTGCGCTTTCCATCAAAGCCAAGGCCTGGAATGTGGATCATGTCGTCTTGGTCAACTGCGTACCGCTGGCCCTCTTCTGGCGTGATCACGTAAACAAGCCGATCGCCTTTTTTTCGTGGTTCAACGTCACTCGGATGGATCGGTTCGAAGCCTGTGATCAAACCGGATCGTTTCCGTTTTATTTCAGCGAATCCGTCGCCACCCAATAGCACTGACGAGAGCATGAATTCCCAGAACGCCGCGCCGCTGAAACGGGGCGTTGGATCATGATTGAGCATCCACCAGATATCGTCGCCGTCGATACGTTCACGGCCCTGATCTGTCCTGCGGTATAGTGACAACGGTAGCGCAGATATCGCGCCACTAATTAACCCGACACACGCATAAACAGCCGACACACTCATAGCCGAGCGTTGGTTGACGCTGACGCCAGCAATAGGATCGCCAGCAAGCGCTTCGAATATGCCGTCACCGCGTTCGATATCGCTGCTATTTTTTTCTGCCAAGATTTGTTGCTCCTCGGGCGCCTGCGATTCCGGGGCCCGTTTTTTCCAGAAGCGAAATCTCATTTTTACAGTATTATCAGCTCGGGTTTATCAATAACATCTTTCGCGACAGCACCACCGGCGGCCATGATCAACGCCACGGCCGGGTCTATTTTTTCCCGCGATTTTTCTTTATCCGGTTTGATATTTCCCGCAGGATCCTGACGGGCCACGACGTTTTTCATGGTCCACGTCAGTAGCGGGTTATTCGGGTGTTTCAACTCACCCGCCAGGTAGCGGCGTTCGAATTCTTTCATCGGCGCGTTCATCGATACATAGCCCTGGCCGAACTCAACAAGGGGAACGCCAGTATCAACGAGATCGCGCACCAATTGCGACTAGTTCCATCTATCGTAGTGGATGCAGTCGATAGGTAGCTCGTCGCAATATCTGACGATATCAGACATAATCCAGCGGTAGTCACAGGTTATGCCTGGCGTTAGTGTGAGCCAGCCATCGTCAGCCCAACGCATGTAAGGCACTGGGCTTTTCTGGATCTTCTCTTTCGCCGTCTCTTCGGGGAGGTACGAGTTTACCCAGACACGCCAACTCAGTCCGTCATCACTGACAGCGAGCAGGCCGAGTGCAGCGAGGTCTCGCGTTGATGCGAGATCGAGGCCGCCATAGACTGTGGCGTTGTTGTCGCGGACCCAGTCAACGAACTCCTCATAAGTGTAATCCTCGCCGGCGCGCGTCCAGGCATCCGTCGCGCACCAGAGCACCTCGGCGCTGACCCAACGATTGAGGTTCTTCGTCAGGAAGTTTGTCATGGCGCTCGGCATGAGCCGAGCCTGTTTGGCCTGCTCCCTCAGATATCCGAGGTCAACGCTAACACCAAGATTCGGATTCGCCTTTATCCAACACGACTCGTCGAACGGGTCGTCGTTGTCGTCGATTGTGTAGATGACCGCGAACCAGGAATCATCGAAATCAGGCGACCCTTCGAGAACCGAGACGGAGTAGCTGCGCTTTTCGTAGCACACGCCAGACTGGTTAAAACCTGCAGTAGTAATAGCCCAGACGATCGGTTCTAACCGGGCGCCAACAGCAGAGACGATAACGTCCCACACCTCACTGGTACGATGAGCATGTAGCTCGTCAATCAATGACAGCGACGGGTTCAATCCGTCCTGTGTAGAGGCATCCGACGAGAGAGGAACAAAAAGCCCACCATTTCGGTTATAGCTCAATTTGTTCTGGACGATCCTGATCCGCCGACGCAACGCCGGTGATTGCTGAATCATTCGGCGCGCCTCGTCGAACAGGAGCTTGGCCTGGTCTCGCTTCGTCGCGGCACTATAGACCTCGGGCGAGCCCTGGTCATCCTTCATGAGGCCTTTAAGACCGATGCCAGCTAACTTCGTCGTCTTGCCGTTCTTGCGGGCGACCTCCTCATAAACGTATTTGAAACGCCTGAGGCCAGTCGCCTCATTGATCCAGCCGAACACATTTGCAATCACAAATGATTGCCATGGCCCCAACTCGACCTGTTTCCCTACCCACTGTTGGCCCTTCGAGTGACGCAGGTAGGAGAAAATCCCAAGGGCTTTTATTGCCGCATCTTCGTCGAATCGTAACCCGCGATCAGCCCCGTCTTTCAGGTCGCGCAGAAAACGCTCAACAGCCAGGCGGGTATAACGCCCGGTGATAATCTCGCCAGAAATTACATCATCGGCATAGCGATGAGCATCATCGAGCGCCGCAATGGCGTAATCTCTCGGGCTCATTATCAGGGCCGTCAGAAACTGTCGAATTCGTCATCGAACAGCTCACCCTGGATGTTCTTCAGTGCACGTTCCTCAGCCGGGGCAAGACCAAATGAACCAACCATGGAACGCATTTTCCGCCAGTCATCATTCAATTGAGCGACTTCCGGACGGCTTTTCAACTGGTAACCGTTCCTCGTCTGTGACGAGTATGTCCACCCATCTTCATTGAGCATCTTCCTGGTCGCAGCGAGGCGCGCCAGGACGACGCAGTATTCAGCCAGATAATCGACATAGATGGGCTTGAGTCGTCCGAGCATCGCAAGATGTGGGGCGATGCGATCCCAAACAGCCGCTTCATCGGTAGCCAACGATCCAGGACGCAGTTCGTCAGCAATCGCATAATGGGCAGCCTGAGGCTCCTGCACCAAAGGCAGCGCCTCGACGTTATCAAGGTTTCCCTTCGGTCCGCGTGCCATAAAAATACCTATTCAAACCACCTACTGTGGCTTTTTCTATCTAATTAACCCTGCGCAAAAATGTGAC